GATTGAAGTGGGCTAACGCCTACACTAGCTTTCCAATAATAGACCCCGCCACCGCGAGGACCATATACAAGGTCTTCGCCAAAATTATAGTGACTCCATATCCGCAGGGAAGTAGCCGTAGATTCACCAACGCCCCATGTTCCGCCGCCCCAAGGGCCAGCGCCCCAGCCAACTAACGGAACTTGTGTCTCTGGCCCTGTATTAACTTGATATTGCGTAACCACTGTTCCGCCACCAGGAGAGCCAGATACATCTGTAGCATTTGCAGTGGTGGATACCGTGATTGTGTATGTGTTTACGTCAATAACAGTAACTTGAAACTCACCCGTTAAAACGGCCGCAGTAATATTCCCGCCAAGCCCAACAATACCCGCGCCGCTATAAGTAACAAAATCGTTAGTAATACATCCATGTGCAGTATCCGCAACGGCGATAACCGCAGAACCATTGGTGGCAGTAAATGGGTTGGTAAGCGTTACCGTTTCACGGATAGGCGTAACATCATAAAAATAATTACCTTGGTTAATGTAATACTTTAAGTTTGTGCCTGTGCCGATTAGATTTTGCCCAGCAAGGGTAATCCAGTTCCATAAGGCTCGACATACACCAAGGAATGTATCAATACTATAGCGCGTCCAACCGCCAATCTTCTCAGGATTGCCCTGACGAAAGCGAATCTTGTCGCACTCGTACCAACCGCCCTCAGTGGTGTACCGCGTGTTCTCGCGGTTAACGCCAGGCTTAAATACTATTTTTGATAATGGCATTATTTACCCACTCAGGTACATTGCGCGTTCGTCTTTACGGCGGTTTTCTAGCCCCTTTTGGACTACACCACCTGCCATTCTATATAGCAGAAAAGCATCACTAGCGCCATCAAAATCGCCACGGTTGTGTCTAGCGCGGATCGACGAACTTTGCAATCGGCCTAGTCCTGCATTAAATGCAAAACTGACAAGGCTGTTATACCGCCCTTGAGTAAGCCCATTAGGGCAAAGACGTAGAACGCCTCGCTCAAACCGGCGGAGATCATACGCAAGAATCTCATCCACTTCGGCATTTGTTAGCCCCCTGTCCCACTCTGTTGGGCACTTTAATAAGCCCGCAGCTTTAGCTTCTTTGCGTTGGGTAAGCGTCATTTCCAGATGCGCTTTCGGCGCTATCAGATGCCCAACCCCCGTTGTCCACAACAGCACGCTATCCAAGTAAGGCTTCTTCCTTACCCCCTCGTGGTATTTAAGCTCGTGTAGGGCGGTAAATTTCATTTTTTGCTAAAGGCTTGTGTCCCGAACCAAAACGAAATTACAGATGCCCAAATAATCTGCGTATCGTCATCCCAGACCGCTTCGATCATGACGTTAAACGGCACGTTGGTAGTCCACGCGTACCAAACGCCAGCAATATCAATGATTACAAGCAGGAAGAAAAGTCCATACGTAATGGTAGGCCGCACCATAGCGCGGAGGTTAATTACCCACTGGGACGCGCCTTTGCCGATCTCAATATCATGGGCATAGAGGGCTTGCCGTTCAGTTGTCTGTGCTTGAATACTGATCTGCTCGGTACGAATTTCCTCGATATGCTCTTGGGACTGAAAGCCCGCCTTCTGCATCTCAAGTTGAGATTGCACCTGTATCTGCGCCAAGGCCAGTTCGTGCTTCTTGTCTTGTTTGTCTTGGAAGAAATCCAGTAACTTTGGTAGGCCACCAGACAGGAAAGAAATTAGTGTTGTAAATAGCGTCATCATTATTCGTCACCCCCGTGCTTAAACATCCACCACACTGCATACATAATAAAACTGCTAATTGACACGCCCACAACGACCGCAAGCCACTCTTGAATGTTCTGAATTCGCTGCTCTTTCTTGCGTTTGATGGCGTATGCGTTTAGCCGAAGCTGCCGGGCTTCTTCCTCAAGGGCATTCTTGCGCTCTTGGATAATAGCGTCCCGCCGTTGGCACATCTCTTCGTACAGGCCAGACTCGTTACCGCTGCCGTAGATCAGAGCCTCACGTAGCTCCACTTCCATCTTGAACATCTGGCGCGACGCAAACATAGCGTCAAGTGCCTCGGCAGTAGCATCTTTTTGTGCTGGCTTACCTAGCTTCTGGTCATGCTCCTGCTGTATTACCGCAGCCTGAATCTCACCCTGTGCCGTGAAGAAGGCACTAATGTCGTGATAACACTCCTGCACTTCCTTACCAAGCGCAATGGCTTCCTTCACCCCAGCAACAGCCGCTTTGGCTACTGCAAACGCCGCACCGATTGTGATAGGGTCCATACATTAGTTACTCCGGTTGCACAGGCCAAGTAATCGTCCAAGGGAAACCCTCTTGTGCCGTTACATCACGCAAAGCCTGACGATACGTTGCCCACACAGCTTGATCTACAGGAGCGTCTGCTACCTGTGTCCAATCAGATTCTTTTAACTTTTCGTTGCGGCTTGCGCGTACAGACTTAGCTTGCGCTGTAGTTTTTGCGGTTTGTTCTTCTGTATTTAATGGATTAATTGTCCACCCCAACACCCATACATTGTCAATTAATTTTGGTACAGCGTCCTGAAAAATATTTTGTGTTTGCGTATTATAAATAGGCGGCGCACTTTCTGTAATACGTACTAATTTATTCCCGGACAAATTTGCATCCGTCCCAGCATACATAGACAACAAATCTTCTTGAGAAAATTTTGTGTGCGGATTATTTTTAAGTAAAGTGTCATAGTTATATGGAAATTCTACTAAAACATTGTCTTTTATTTCTGCGAACATATTTGTTCTCCAATCGTAATGGTTGACGTTTCTTTGTCTACCGTGATAAATCCTTCACAGCAGATACTCCAATCTTCACCCGTTTTTGCGCCCCATGATGGCACGTTGATTTGAACATTTTTTACAACATATTCTTTGTCGTTATCAAAAATACGCCATACATGGTCAACAGACCCACGCCCTGTTTGTCCACGGCTTTTGTTATAACGCACACAAATCATACAATTTCTACATCAGGGATAAGAGCATCTTCAACACAAACATTGAAATGAATAAACTGAAACGGCTCATCAGATTCATGCCTTGTAAACCCATGCGGCAACCAAGAATTAAAAAACATAAAGTCGCCCGCTTTAACTTCTAACATTATTTGTTCTGACGCAAATGTAACTTCTTCTTGATTAATTTGGCGCATTGAAATTTGTTTCTTGCCGGGCCTTGGGTCAAACACTATTGGCACACTTCCATTAACAGGTGTATTAACAAAATAAAACCCAGTAATTTGTGCGTTATTATTGTGTATGTGTTCCATGTGTTGCCCAGTACGCATAAACTCTTGCCCCCATAATTCAGAAACCCTTGTTTGTTTATTGTCCATGTTATAGCCTTGATCGGACAACATACCAAAACTAGTATTTGCTATTGTGGTAAACAAAGCATCCAGTTTATCGTCAAACATTGATTCACTTTGGCAAACATTCCATTGGTTTGGTTTTACCCGCGCAATATATTCGGCCAACACTTCTTTAACAGTTTTTAAATGTTCTGGTTGCGAAAATCGCAAAACAGACGATGGGAAAATTAAATCAACCATTGATAAGCATCTTGTTAGTGGTTAATAAATCCATCTTGTTTTTACTGGTGCTTATTTGTTGAACCACATTTTCAATAAATGGGACAAGCTCAGTTTTAAAATCTGGATGGTTTCGCATTGCATTTAACTGATCTTCTGGAATTGTCCCTTTAGACAACAAATAATTTTCTGTTCTTTGTTTAAATTCCAGAAGCCATTCTTCTCTTTGCGCCGCTTGTGATGCCTCTAAAACTGAAAGATGCGCATATTTTCTTTGCGGCTCCAGTTCAGCCATAATTAATTCAATTGTTGCTATCTCTTGTTCTGCGCCAAGAATAGCTATCTCTAACAACCCATTGCCGCTTTCCCACTCAATCAAATCTGCTTGGGCGTTAAGTTGTTTTACACAGTCTTCTGACTTTAACGCCTCGTCAATTTCAACGCGTTTTGCTTTACGTCTAAATACTCTAGCTTTTGTACTTTCTAATTTTATTTGTATGTCTAATTTTTGTTCATACATTAAACACCAAGCAATATCTGCTGTATGGCAACTATTTGCCATAAAGTATTTAAGTTGAAAATCTGAATTATTTCTATGTGGAGATGAGTGCATATTATGTATTTACGCAAGTTGCCCAAGATGCCGCTGATCCTGCATTATTGAGGTTACTTGCCGCACCAACTCCAGATGCAGTAGACGTGCAACAAGCATAAGTGTATTTATCTCTAGTAGCTCCTGATCCACAGCAACTAGCTATGCCTATTGCAAATATTCCTCTAGTGCTATTTCCTGCGGCAGAGCCAAGAGCACTCCCGTAAGTTGATACGGCTACTCCGCTGGCAGTAGAGGTACAACAAGCATAAGTATATTTATTTCTGGTATTTCGCCCAATACCTGTACATGGATTTCTCCCTAGTGCAAATATTCCTCTGGTGCTATTTCCTGCGGCAGAGCCAACTATACCGGTCGCACTTGCCGATGCTACTCCGCTGGCAGTAGAGGTACAAGAAGCATAAGTATATTTATTTCTGGTAGTAGTAGCACCGCAGCCACAACCTAATGTAAATATTCCTCTAGTGCTATTTCCTGCGGCCGAACCTCTTTGAGAAGCAACACTTGCCGCTGCTACGCAACAGGCGGTTGAGGTACAACTTGCATACGTATATTTATTTCTGGTAGTAAGACGAACAAAAGCTCCTGATCCGCAGCAATAACGAGCGCCTAATGCAAATATTCCTCTAGTATTATTTCCTGCGGCAGCACCTCTTTCGGCAGGAATGCTTGCCGTACCAACTCCACTAGAAGTTGAAGTGCAACCTGAATAAGTATATTTATCTCTGGTATTAGATGGTATCCCGCTACCCTGAGGCTCCCCTAATGCAAATATTCCTCTAGTATTATTTCCTGCGGCGGATTGAAAACTAGATGCAAAAGACTGCGCTGCAACTCCACATGCAGTTGACGCGCAAGTAGCGTAAGTATATTTATTACGTACTGTTGTATTCCCCCCCCCACCTAGAGCAAATATAGCTTTATTCCCGTCATTTAAACAGCAACCAGCACTAGCAGCAAATAGCCCAAACCCCCTAGCTGATGCCGCGCCTCTTGTTGATATTAGTGACATAGCTAATCCTTAGGCAAACTTGATTTGTGATGCAAATATAGTAAATGCAGCGTTACCTGTTTTTATAATTGTATAACTATACGTATCAACAGAGCTTGCATTACCAGCAGTGGGCGCTGTGCCGCCTTGCCATTTTGGGGTGACAGTGCTTCCATCAACTTGAACTACGTTGTTGTAGTAGGCCGTAGCCCCGTTGGTTACCAAGAAAGCCACAGTCATTGATTGGCCTGTGGTCATCAAAGTATTCAGTGATGTACCAGATGAACCTCTAAAATTAACTGTCCAGTTACCAGAAGCATTAGTGGTGTAGTACAGCACCGACTGAGTGGTAATGTCGTAATTTATCGTGCCTGTGGCTGCTGTGGCTGCTATGG